GCCACCTCGTAGGCAGTCATGGTGCCTTCGCTTTGGCTAATCAACAGGAACAGGTCCTCATAGAAGGCCTCGGAGATATCCTGCTCACACTCGGCAATCTCAGCCCGGACGTTGACCAAGGCTGCAGGGTTAGGCTCGTAGGATGGGCGCATGGCCGCACCGACGAGGTTGTCCGGAACCCATGTAATGCCGCCTGGAACAGTGCTTGCGCCTTGCCCCCTGATGCTGATCGGCGCCGTGAGCGATGGCCTGGCGTACAGCTGGACCAGGCGCATCTTGTCGGCTTCGAGCAGCTGCAGTTCCTGAGACTTGCCAATGGCAACATCGCCGGGGCCGGTACCGTATACGTTGACCCCGTTCACATCCCAGCGCGGCGCCATGATCGGGAACGACTTGAACCCGCTTTGGCGCAGGATGCATTCGTTCTGTTTGCCGTCCTCCCAGTACGTGGACTTCCAAGGCATGGACCGGCTGTCCATCTTGGCCATGTCGGCATCAGGGTTAGGCTCGATCAGGTGACACACGCAGATGTTCGTGTTCTGCCCCTGCTCGGCCAGCAGCTTGACCTGAGCGCTGCAGTTGTCCTTGCCGAACTGCTGCACGATCTGGCGCGGGGTCATGCTGTATTCGCGGTAGAACGTGTCGATCTGCCCGCGTGCGCTGGTTGCCAAGGCGAAGGTGCCCACCGGGTAGTGGTAGAAGCGGACCACGTCCTCGTCGTCAGGAAGCGCAGACATGGCTCCGGTGCCGTACACCATTTCCGAGTGACAGACCTGCGGCAGGATGTTGTAGAAGTTCGAGCGGGCCAGCACGCCGTGGATGGACTGCTGAACGGAGTACAGCCACTGCTGCACGGCGGAGTTGTTCGGCACACCCTGCGGAGGCTGGATCAAGATCCATGGCCGTGACTGGCTGGCCAGGCCTGAAGCCATGCCTGCCGCGCCGATCTTGGCCGAGCGAACGGGCTTCTGGTTGTTGATCCGCTGATCCCGGCGCTTGCCATCGTTCTTCAGGTCGCCTTCGAACTGGCCGTCAGCCGGCGCCAGGTAGTCGCGCTGGTTCTTCCACTTGGGCAGCCACTTCTCGTCGCGCTCGGCCTTGAGCTGCAGCCCCTTCTTGCTGAGGCGCTCGGCCTCTTTGGCGTCGATCTTCGGCATGGTTTAGCTCCCGAGCAGGCTCTTGGCGCCGGTAGTGGACGCGCTACCCAGGCCGCCAGCACCGGTGAGGATGTTCCCGCTCAGTCCAGCTGCTGCCAGTTGTCGGCGGCGCTGGGCCTCGCGTGCTGCCTCGGTGTCGGCTGACACAGCCGTTGGGGTACTGGATGGCGCTTCAACGGCAGCGGTACTGCCGGTTTCAGCGCCCATGCCTGCACCAAGTGCGCTCGCACCAATGCCCAGTGCTGCCTTGAGCGGATCGACTGCCAGCTTCTCAGCCGCGCCAGACAAGCCGAACGTTGCGATGTTGAGTGCTTTCTTGACCTTCTTGCCCATGTTGTTCACTCCTTGGTGATTGCGTACATGACGATATCTTGGCCATCAGGTGAGGCCTTGCGCATTGTGGATTCAAACGTGTGGCCTGTCGCCCTGAGGAATGCGGCGCTGTGGCGGTCGCTGGCGGCGCAGGTTGATTGGACGCGGTGGAGGCTGTCGGAATGCATGAGGCGGTCGATGCTTGCGGCTACTGCCCGGGCAAGGCTCAGGCCGCTCCCCTTGACTGCTGCACGGTCTATTACTGCGAACGCATATGCCACGCCATTCCAAAGCAACTGGTAGCCCGATACAGCGACGATCTTCTCGCCCAGGTAGTACGAGGTCAGTCCGCATGCTTCGGCCTCTGTATGCGCCTCCCAGCCCTCGCACGGGTTCTCTTCGTAGCACGGAAGGCGGGCAAGGTCGCCAGCCTGGTATGGCCTTGTCGTGATCATGCGTAGGGGTTCCAGTCGGTCTGCACGTCGGCTTCCCCGGTGTAGGGATCCCAGTTCGTCGCATTGCTGCGGTCCTGCATGCGCATTACAGGCATGGCGAAGGTCAGGGCCAGGGCGTCGGCGTTGTCTGGACTCATGCCCAAGCGCTTCTTGATGTCGTCCTTTTTCTCAAGCGACAGCTGGTCGCGGTTGTTGTGCGCGTACTCAGGTGAAGTCAGCTCAGCCTCAAGCTCTGCGTCGAACTCAATGGCCAGGCCGGCACGGATCGACTCCCGCATCTGCCACCACATGTAAGTGCGCATGTTGCTGTAGTGTGCGTCAGGTGCGGCACTGGCGAAGTTGACATCCATGATTGGGACGCCGGGCATCAGCTTGCGCAGCTGGTCAGCCACTGGACCGCCTACGCCTGTCGAGTCAACGAACACTGCATCAGGCCTGTGATCCTTCACGACGGTGCACACCTTGGCGATGAAGCGCGTGGTGTCGCGAGTCTCAGAGCCAGGGATGACGACAGGCGGAATGCTGCGCGCATCCAGGCCACGCCTGAACCTGATCACGTTGTTGTCTTCGCCGCCTCGGGCGATGTCGATGCCGATCACCAGAGCGTCATGCAACGTGTAAGCCGCCTCGCGCTTCATGGCCTCGGCCACCCAGTCAGTTGGTATCAGCTGCAATGCGGAAGCCCTCGGGAACATGCCGCGCACACGGACGCGGACGAAGTCGGAATCTTCACCCCAGTCATCAATCCACTTCTGGTGCTGGGTCTTGTTGGTGCCTTCAACAGTCCTGGCATCGATCTGCTTGCACTTCCACCGGTGCTTGAACTTGCGGAAGCACTCCCGGAATCGGCCCGTGTTGCGCGTCGGGTTGCCGAATGCCACCCAAATGATCTCGGTGTTCTCGTCGGTCAGCGCGCCTTCTGCCACTTCCCACACCTTGTCGCTGATGTTCGATGCCTCATCGAAGATCAGGATGATGCGCTTGCCCTCGTTGTGCAGGCCGGCGAATGCCTCGGTGTTGGTGTCGGACCATGGCACGGCGTCGGCGCGCCATGAGGCTGAGTGCTTGGGGTCAAGGGAAACGATCGATGTAGCCGTGGTCTTGAACCAGTGCGAGAAAAGGCTTAGCCGGCGCCACTTGGCGATCTCCGGCCAAGTCTTGGTGCGCAGCTGGGTTTCGGTGTTTGCTGTCACGACGACGCGGGTATCAACTGCTGTGCACTCAGCCCAGTCAATGAGCATGCTGATGAAGGCTGACTTGCCGATACCGTGGCCTGATGCCCGGGCGAGCAGCAGAGGCTCAAACCTGTTCTCGCTGCGCAGGTGGTCGCGGATTTCCTTGAATGCGTCAGCCTGCCATTCCCTCGGCCCCATCTTGCCCTTCAGCTCGCCTTCATCCCACGGATACGCAATCTCAGCGAACCCAAGCGGGTCATCAGCGAACTGAGCAGCCAGAGCCGCAAGCTCGTCCTCAAGCTCGCTCTCACGCGTGGCCACGTTAGCCATTGCGCTGAGCCGCCTTTGCCCGAGCAGCAGCCAGGCGACCGCCGAAGCCTTCCTTCACGTCGACCTCAACCAACTCAGCAAACGCACGCACACCCACATGCTTGCCCATCAGCTCAAGCACCCGCGTCTTGTCGTAGAACTTGACCACGCCCGTCTTCATGTTCACTTCCTTGACCATCTGCCGCCAGATCTTTGGCCAGGAATGGATTGGCTTGAGACGTCCGTGCTCGTCGTAGATATCGGACATGTCCATCTCTTCGATGGCGGCCAGGCGCTTGAGGACGTATGCGGCGTCGATTCCTGCCTTTTCAACAGCAGCATCACGCACAGAATCAATGAAGGCCTTGACCTTTGCGTTGCTTGACATGCGTGAAGCGCACGCATCTATCGAGTCTTCGTCCTTTGCAGTCCCTCCGGCGCGCAAATAGGCCTCTCTCTGACTCATGCCTGACGGGTCTAGCAGGTTCAGCGCAAAAGCCTTCTGGCGGCGATTCAGGACGTTGTAGAGGGTCAGCTGTTGCGAGGAAAGCCCCTCACAGCGCTTATCTGATTCGGTCATGGCCATTCCCGGTGATTGGTCAAATATTGATCAATCATACCAGAGCCATGGAATTCAGTTCACCGCACCATTTCCGAAGGCGCCTGCTCCCTGGTGTTGATCCTGAAGTCAATGTCGGCAGCCTGGCCGGCCAGGTTCTGGAAGGTCAGCACGTAGCTGGTGTTCTTCTTGAGGATCAGCGGCTCATCATCAGGAATCGTGACGGTTGACGTGCCGGTGGTGGCATTGCCGCGCAGCACGATGCTCGCGAAGTAGGCATTTGGCGTGAACGTGACTCCGGCCTTCATCTGAACCGGTGGCGTTACTGGGCCGGCCTGGTTCCGATTGTACGTGCGCAGGATGTTGGTACCGCCAGTGAATGCGACCTCATACAGCGAAATGCGTATCTTGTTCTCGCTGCACGTGTAGGTGCGACGGTCGAACTGGAAGTTGTAGGCGCCGGTGGTGAACCCGACCTGAACAACGGCGTTCTGTGCCACCGCCGTGAACTCATGCTCGTTTGTCCATACAAGGCCAGAAGCCATGAGTGAATCTTTTCTGTCGTCCATATCTCCCCCTGAAAGTGGTTAAGCGAAGCGCTTTGCGGAGTATGGCAGCACAAAAACAAAACCCCAGACCTTTCGACCTGGGGTTTTGCGAACTTCACCGTGAACACCGTTCTGAATCGCTGATGGCGGGGAGTCGGGTGTGGGTGAATCATGCGTTACTTGCTTTCCGGCGTCAAGAGAGCGTCATGCCATGTCTAGCAATCAGGATTGCATCGGCTACTGCTTGGCCTTTGCCCTTCAGATCGAGGATTCGAAGATCAGGGTAAAGCCTTGCGCAATGCGACCTTGCCGCGTCCTTGTCCTTTCCGATCAGGCCTGCCGATTTCTTCCATGACTGCGGGGTTACGCAGACATATGGAACCTCTAGCGCCATCAGTACGCCTTCGATGACTCCAGCAGAGTGCCCGAACGAGAACATCGAACTGACACCCTGCCCTGGCATGGCCCCGACCTGCTCCAGAACAGCCCTGATCCTCTCCCCCTGAAACCTCCTGACGAACTGAGCCACAGCGGAGCCGTTTACGCGGTTTTTCTTGCCTACCATTAGCGTTGGCATTGGTTCGTGGTGAATCACGCTAAAATCGACCTCCAGAGCGACGAGAGAGCCGCTTAGGCCTGGGTCGATACCTATGGTGATCACTGATCCTCCTTGGCCATGGCCTCGTCGATCTCCGCGTCGGCTTGATCGTTGGTTATCTCGCCGGCCCGCAGCTCATAGAACCAAGACTCCATGCTCGGGCAGCCATGATCTCGCATCCACCGATACCTCTCCACATCCCGAATCAACTCCACCATAACCCCAGCCGGAACCGTAACCAGCAGATCGGGGCATTTCTCAGCCGTGGCCTGGGCGGTGGCCTTTAGCGTTTGCAGGTCGGTGGTCATTTGGATTTCTCCTTGGCATTCTCGGCGCGGCGCTTGTCGCGATAGGCATAAACTTCTTCAAGACCTTCATCGATCTTCACGACTTCGCGATCGAAGTAGGCCTGGGCCTGGGTTTCTCCCTCCGGCGGCAACTCACCAGGGCCGCGCAAGCCGTTCCAAATCCACAGCATCGCGTCATCGGCACCCTTCCCTTCCTGCCATTCGATCACGGATGCACGCATTCCAAGCAGGTAACGCCCGAATGTCAGGTCGAGTTCCTTGACTTGCATGCGCAGCGCCTCGTTCTCTGCCTTGAGCTGATCGATCAGGCGGCGTGAATGCTTGGCTGGCTCGAAAGCAAGTTCATCGATCTCAGCCAGCAGAGCCAGAACCGTTGCCGGACTTGCGGCTGCGGCGAACTCTGCGTTCTGCAGGCCCTTCCCGTCTGAAGTATGCCAAGCGCTTAGAATCTTTCCGCTGCCGTCGCCAATTACATGAACGCCGTTGTGATCGACCTCTACCCGTCGTGGACCGTGATTTTGGGTAGCGGCCTGAGCCAGCGCCATCAGCTTTTCCTTGTCGATGCTCATTCCTTAATCTCCTTCCGCCCATGCCCCCGATCAAGCAGCACAAACCCTGCTGCCTGCCTGGCCTTTGAGCATTTGTCGTGGTTGTAGTACGCCCGGCCGCGCCCGCATACATCGCAGCGCCCAGTCATTGCACTACGGAACAGCGGATTCATGCCGCCATTTGGCTTGGTCATTGGTTGATCTTCCATCACTTCCCCTCCCGCGCATACCGCGCCTGCCTGATCTTGGAGCACTTCGTGTGCTTGTAGGTGTTGTGGCCGAAGGACTTGGGCTTGCCACAGATGTCGCAGTGGCTTGGCAGATCCAGCGGCCCCATGGAATACCCGCGCATCTTGGTCTTGCGGCGTAGGGAGGTCATGGGCGGCGCTCCAAGGTTTCACGCCATGGCTTTTCGGCGCCTATCCATCTGGCCTTTTCAAATTGGCCATCTGCATTGACCCAGCTGACCAGCATTGACACCGGCTTTTTGTCATACCAGTACCAATCTCCAGAACTGTCCATTGCAGCCCAGTCAAATCCTTTGGGGGCCTCACTCCAATCCGGCTTGCTCATGGCATGTCACTCCACTTCTCGTCACGGCGCATTGCTTCATCAATGGCCTGGACCGGCGTTTTGTACCATTCGTCTTGAGCACAATCAGGCCACTGGCAGCGATAGACGCCTTCAGGATCTCGCGTGCCGTTCATGTGGCTGATGGTGATCTGCTGTTCAAGAACGAATTTCAGCCGTTTCTCTGCCTCGTATGCCTGATGGAATGCGCGGTTCGCGGCGTCGATCTGCTCTTGAAGCTCGCTTACCGTTTCGCCGTATGTATCGTTCTCGCGATCACGAACCTCAACCCCAAGCAGTTCACCGAGCAGGCGTGCCATTTCTGGAACGTCTGCCAGCACGTAATGGTCGTCTGATTCGCGGACGTAGGTGAATCCGAGTTCTAGGCAGCGCTTCTGCCAGTCAGTGCGTTGATCGCTCATACCGCCTCCCCCTTAGCCAGGGCCAGTGCTGCGTCAACTACTTGGTCAAGCCCGTGAAGTTCGAGAGTTCCACGCAGAGTAGCGACAGCATCAAGAGCCTCGACAATCCGCCGATCCTCATCACTGCGCCGCTCAGCCAGCCGCTCAATGTGCCGCACATTCTCCTGAACCTGCTCGCTGAGCTTCTGGGCCCTGGCGAAGTTCTCGTCGGCTACCTCGGTGGCTTGGCGCAGGGCTTCGGCTTGGAGGTAGACCAGACGATCCACGGTCTGGATCATGCAGTCGTAGGTCAGCGCTGACATCTCGCCGGCCGCGCTCTTGATCGCCAAGTCCATGAGCATGCGTGCGCGCTTGATTTCGTCGATGTTGGTCATTTGCACTTCACTCCTTGGGATTCGATGGCGGAGCGGCACTCGTCAATAGCAAGTTGGTTGGCCATGAGCGCCGAAAGCAGAGACTGATCACCATTGGCGCGCTCGCCTGTGTCGCCACGGCTTTGTGGTAGTTCGATCACCAAGGCCTGGCGCGAGGCTTGCCATGCCGCCTCGCAAATCCACTTGAGGTCTTCCCATTTCTTGGCTCCGCCGAGTTCGCCATGATCTCGCAGACGGGTGACTTGCTCCCGGTGCCAAGCCTCAAACTGCGCCCTAGATTCGTTTTCGATGTTGCTCACGGTGATTTCCTCTCTCAGTCCTTCCAGATTTTCGATTCCTGAAGCGCCACAGCTGCGGCGATTAGGGTGTATGTGACTAGTACAGAGGCCAGCGGCGCCAGGTATGCGACCGATGAAACGGTGGCAACGAGTAGGGCTAGGCCTAGGAGTAGGTTTTTCATATGCATCTACCCATTTTTTCCAATTGCATTGATGAACGACTTTGCCGAGCGTGGGCGCACTGGCTTTTCCTCGGTGTCGCCATAGCGCTTGATGGCCGGAACAAACTTGGCGATCTCGCCCCTGAACATCAGCGTGCAGCGGCCTGTTTTCCCGTGGCGGCACTTCGGCACAAAGATCTCCGTATATCCGTCGCGCCCGTCCTCGGAGTTCTCATCGCGGTGCGCCATGATGATCGTGTCAGCGTCCTGCTCGATGTCGCCACAGTCGCGAAGGTCTGACATTTGCGGCGTCTTGTCGGCGCGGGACTCGATGCCTCGGTTGAGCTGGGCCAGGGCGATTACTGGAACCTTCAACTCCTTGGCCAGCGCCTTCATGCCACGGGAAACGACGCCCAGTTCTGCAGCTCGGTTGAACAGCTTGCTCCCTGGCTCAGATGCCACAAGGCCGATGTAGTCCACCAAGATGGCCTTGAGCGGCTTCACGCGGTGCTGGTACCGGGCAATGGACGCGATTCGGCTGAACGGCAGTGCAGGCTTCTCGCAGAGCCGGTAATCAGCGTGCTGGATCTTGTTCACGCCTTGGGTGATCAGCGGCCAGTGATCGTCTGCTGCCTTCTCCGAGCCATCCAGAACGCTTTGGGTGACTTGAGACTGGGCAGCCAAGCAGCGACGAGCCAGTTCGTTGCCCTCCATTTCCAGCGTGAACACCAGAACGCCATGGCCTTCGTTGATCGCGATGTTGTCGGCCAGGTTGAGGCCGAGAACCGTCTTGCCGGTACCGGGGCGCCCAGCGATTACCGTGAAGCTGCCAGGGCGCAGTCGCTTGATGATGCGGTCAAGGTCAGGTAGTCCAAACGTTACGCCTTCTGGTTCGTACTGCTCTTGGCCGGCAGCGTTCGCGCGGTCCAGTTCATCCACGACCTTCGGCAGCACATCAGACATCAGGATCACATCAGGTCGATCATCCTCGGCATCTAGGCTCATCAGCATTGCCTGGGCGTTGGCGATCTGCTCCGAGATATTGCCCTTACTCAAGGCAATGTCGCTGATCTCCCACGCGGCCTGCTGGAGCTTGCGAGCCTGGAACCGTTCGCGAACAACCTTGGCGTACTGCATGGCGTTGGCATACCCCGGCACGTTGCGCTGAATCTCAGCGGCGTAGATCAGGGTTGGTGCACCACTTGGTAGCTCAGCACGGTAATCACTGAGGGTGATCACGTCGGGTGAATGGCCCTTAGCGCGTTGAGCCAGGATCATCGAGTACAGCATGGCGTTGTCAGCGTTGAAGAAGTGCTCAGGCAGAAGGTTGGCGCCGATACGGTCAGCCAAGTCCGCTCTGTGCAATAGAGCACCGATCACGCCGTGCTCAGCTTCCTCAGAAAAAATCGGTCTTTCAGGTGCTTCGTTCATACGCCCAGTACCTTGGCCACGTTCTCAGGTCGAGTCAGGAACTCAAAGTCAGCCTTCCAGCCACGGTCGTTGTTGCCGCGCCAATGCTGGTTCTCAAGGCAGTCAGTGAAGTAGGCCTTCCAGAAGTCAGCACCCATTTCACGGAATGGGCGCTGGCCACGGATTTTCATATCCATCAGCTTCTTCACGTTGGCCGCTCGTTTTGGAGTCATCAGCTCAGCGCCCTTGAAGACGCCGCCGCATATCTCTTGGTAGGCCTTCAAGATCTCGTCATTCGACGGTCGGCCATCGTGATGGTCGACAAGGGTTTTTTCTTGATTGGTTATTTGATTATTGGTTATTTGATTTGTCGGAGGATTCTCCGAGGTAACCACGGAAGAATTTCCGATCATGCTCGGAGAAACGTCCGATCTGTTCCACTGCCTGCCCTTCTCAGTGATCCTGATCAGCGTGATTTTCGAGGTGCTGGAAAGTTCGATCACTTCGATCAACTCCAGCGCCTTGAGAATCCTGTAGGCCGTGTCTGGCTTGTCGGTCAGCAAAGGCAGTTCCTCAACGATTTTTGCTTTGCTGATGGCGTAGAACGTCTTCTGGCCGACCACGACAGGACGAGCCCAAGACGGTACCTGATAGATGAACGCGAACAGCATGGCCTGCTGGGCGCTCATGCCCCATTCAAGGGCCTTGGTTTGGTTGATCAGGACCGTGAATTGCATTTTGCCTTCTCCTGATTCGCCTCAATCCGAGCCAGGGATTGTTCGCGCCCAAACTGATTCATGATCTCGCCAAGCTGATCGTCAGTGATAAGGATCGCGAACTTGGCCGCGCTGCCTAGGGCGCCAAAGTGGATTTCGTAGCGCTCTCCGTTCCACTTCAGCTTCACGGTGTCGCGCTTGTACGTCTTGATCTCCATGCGGTGCTGAGCTTTAGCCATTTCTCTCACTCCTCCCCCATCGCCACGAACTCGCTGACCTTCATGTCGAAGGCATCAGCCAGCTTCTGAAGCGTTGCACCGGTGCACGACTTCTGTGCGGCCAGCTGGCTCAAGCTGGTTTCCCGCATGCCCAGCTTTTCAGCCAGATCCTTTTGGTTCATATCGTGCTGAGCCAGGCACTTCTTAATGCTTTTTCGAAGGTTCATTCGTGTCTCCATTGGTTGATCGTCTGCGATGGAGATCAATCTATGTCATCCTGAATGAAATTGCAATGGTACCGAAAAAATATTCGATTTGTCCGTTGACAGATTCGGTACCATTGCATAGAGTTCACCTCAGCAACGCAACACACAAAACGCAGCTTCACCCGCTCTTTATACAACTCGGCGCAACACCCTCCCGACCGGGAAAGGCAGTTAGCCACCCACATAGCCATGCGGCTCCCTGGGGCTGGCCGTATCGGCCTCGGTAGGCGGGAGTGATTGCTTTCCTCGGTGCCATTCCATGAGTGGCATCAAGGGAAATCAACCAATGTGAGAACTACAAAATGCTGAACATTAACGAAGAAGACCTGAAAGCCGCCATAGTCGAGAAAGCTGCTGACGAACTGCTGAGCCGCGACAGTGATCTTCAAGGGCTGGTAGCAAGGGAAGTTAAGTCTCGCTTAGACAAGATATTTGCCGAGCGAGCAATGGCGCAGGTAGAGAAAGCGATTGACGAGACAGTGCACAACTGTTTCGAGCGTGATTACCAGAAAGTATCTTCCTGGGGCCAGCCTGAGGGCGAGCCGACCAGCATCCGCAAGGAGCTGGAGCGAACTGTAAGCGGGTACTGGTCTTCGAAAGTCGATCCGCGCACAGGGAAGTCTGATGGCGGCTACAACTCTGTCACCCGCGCCGAGTACCTTATGACGCAAATCTGCGCAGAGGACTTCTCGAAAAACATGAGGGAAAGCGCGCTGAACATCACCGGACACCTGAAAGACGGCCTGCGCAATCAAATGGGAAAGGTAATGGACGACATCCTGGGCGACCTATTCCGCGTCAAGAGCCTGCAAGACCAAGGCAAGGTCGAAAAACCTTACTGATTGACTCGAAGCCATTGTCGACAGTGGCTTCTTGTGAATCGAACGAATGGAGAAATGCTATGTGGATTGTCATCGCCGGGCTCATCGGATTCGTTTTGGGATTTGCATCTGCGGTCATGTGCATTCCGCCACCTGCTGGATCTGATCGAGATTACGGGTGATCGAAATGACCTGCCTCCCCCTAGACCTACCCGACGAAACCTACGAATGCCCCTACTGCAAGCAGCAGTGCGGAGGCCCCAACTCCTACCGGCAGCACGTTCTTAGCTGCCATCTGAATGAGTATCTGGATCCTGAGCCAGAGACGGAGGATGTATGAGCAAGACCAACGATAGCCCTGCCTTCCCATCGGCTAATAATGTAAGAGCGGGCGATATAGTCACTGGCGGCCATTCGGGGATGAGCCTTCGCGATTACTTCGCGGCCAAGGCAGCAAATGGCCTCTGCTCAAACCCAGTATGGCTGCAAGAAAGCTTCAACACTGTGGGCAGTGATGAGGCCGTTAACTTCGTTGCGGCAGCAGCTTATGAGCTCGCCGACGCCATGCTTGAGGCCCGATCAAAATGAACGAGCAAACTCGTGAACAAGTGCGCGACCTGATCGAGGCGCGCTTTCTCGCCGTAGCGAACCAGGGCCTTACCTGCTGCCTTCAGCGCGAGATCGAAACCGCTGTCGACATGGCAGGCCTGTGCGGCGCCATCGACGTTGACGAGCAGCGGTATTTCAAGGAGCGCTTGAATCGGATGATTGAGCGCGATCATGAGCAGTGGCAGGAATCGAATCGGAGGATTGGGTGATGGAGATTGATTGGAGCAAGGCGCCGGAAGATGCAACTCACTTTGATGCAAGACCACACACAATTGCTTCCTTCATGCGACTTAAGCAGGGTTCTGGTGATGAGTGGATGTGGTGGAGCCATGGAGGCTGGCAATACTACGGCCAGATTGGCGATACATGCTCAATGACAGAACGACCAAAACCATGGAACGGCGAAGGCCTGCCGCCGGTTGGCCTTGAAGTCGAATGGAACCAGGGATCGAATCATGATTGGGTCCGGGTGACCGTGATCGCATACTTCAAGCATGAGGCATGGATATCGATCAAGGGTGCCAGCCCAATCACTGTCGGAAATCCGGCGAACTTCAGGCCTAGCCGCACGCCCGAGCAGATCGCAGAAGAACAGCGCGAACGCGAGTTCGAAGAAATCCGCCACGTCATGGGAATGTTCGATGACTACCGCGATGCGGCAGAAGAATTGCTGAACCGCGGATACCGCAAGCAGGAAACCAAACCCGAATAACCGGAGACGACCATGAAATCACAGGCCACCCGCTACACCCGAAAGGAACTGGCTTACCTGGCGTACTGGGAGGCCCGTGGTTATCGCTTCAAGCGTGGGCAGAAGCCGCCGCTGAGTACGGATACGCCGCCCGGGTTCGCGGTGAGCAATCCGATTCTGGATGCGCTGTGCGGCCTGTTCATCATCGTCTTCGTCACCGGCCTGTGCTTCACATGGGTCTACTACGCGGCAGGGCTTCAACATGGCTGACCTGACCGTAATCCGAATCATCAAGCCGCCACACTTCAAATTCCGGCAGTTCTGGATCCTCGCCGAGGTCAAGCAGGCCTTCGGCGACAACTTCGAAAAGCTGCTGATGTTCAACACCAAGGCCGAGGCTGACAGGGTTCAGCCTGGGTATAACTTCAAGGGGTAATCATGATCCATGGCCGCACCTCCAGCGCGCCTCTGAACAGCCTCGATATCGTCCTCTGCCTTTCCCTCTCCCTCGCATTCAACAAGACAGCCGACGCGGTACGCCGAACGGCTATGCGAATCCGCGGGAAATCGCCATACGAGCACCAGCCCAAACTGGCAAAGCTCGCCCGAGCAGAGGACGACGAGGTTCTACGCGCCGTATTCGAAATGCTCGACAAGACCGTGGCGCTGACCAGCGATGCCGCTCCAGAAGCGCCACGATGCCACATGAAACCAATGCGCTTTGCAGGCTACATGTACTACTGCCAGCACTGTTCGCATACCAAGCCGAGAACACTGGGATGAGCCAAGCCCTTCAAACAATCGCTCAGGACATCTACGGGGCGCGAGATTCGTTCGCGTCCGTCCTGACCGACCGATCACTCAGTTTCGAGCGAGAAGCTGAATTCGCAATCCAGACGCTGACCGGCAACGACTACGCGATGAAGATCGCCATGCAAAACCGGCAGTCGGTCTTCAACGCAGTGACCAACATCGCGGCAATCGGCATCAGCCTTAACCCGGCGAAGCGCCAGGCCTATCTGGTGCCGCGTGACGGCAAGATCTGCCTGGACATCAGCTACATGGGCCTGATGGACCTCGCAATGGCCACAGGAGCGATTTTGTGGGCACAGGCTGAGCTTGTGTATGCCCAAGACTCTTTCGCTCTCAACGGCTTCGACAAGCCGCCTACGCACTCATACAACCCGTTCAGCGCTGACCGCGGCGATATCGTCGGCGTGTACGTGGTCGTGAAGACTGCCGACGGCGACTACCTGACCACCTGCATGAGCCGCGCAGACATCGACGCGATCATGAACCGGTCGCAGTCGGTTAAGTCTGGCAAGTCGTCGCCATGGAAAACCGACTACGGCGAGATGGCCAAGAAGACCGTCGTCAAGCGCGCCTACAAGTACTGGCCAAAGACTGACCGCCTCGACAAGGCCATTCACCACCTGAACACCGACAGCGGTGAAGGCCTGGCAACACTGGCGCCACAAGGGCCTAGCCAGCTGGCCGAGCAGTGGATTCAGCAGGCGGCTGAGTGTACGACTCTCGACGCCCTGGCCAGCATCTGGCGCCAAGGCGTGCCAGCGTTCAAGCAGGCAAACGACATGGCCGGCGCCAACCAGTTCAAGGCCTTCGTTGAGAAACGCCGCGAACACCTTAAAACCCAAGCTGAACAGCAGGCGCCAATCGAAGGCGAAATCTTGGAGAGCGAAGAATGAAACTTATAGATCTTTCCGGGCAGAAATTTGGAAGGCTATACGTTGCTTCCCTTAGCCCGGAAAGGTCGAAGGCCAAGGGCGCCCAGTTCAACTGTATATGTGATTGCGGCACGGAAAAATTGATCCTTGGCTCTCATCTTCGCCTTGGCAGAGTTGTCTCTTGCGGATGCGCGAGAAGGGAACGGCTAGCCACATCGGGGATTAAGCACGGAATGTGCGGAACCGGGGCATGGCACAGCTGGCGCGACATGATGAAGCGCTGCTACTCCCAAAAGTCAGCCCATTACCACCATTACGGCGGCAGAGGAATTGAGGTTTGCCAGGAATGGCGTTCCTTTGAGGGCTTCCACAAAAGCATGGGTGACCGACCGATAGGAATGTCGATCGAGAGAGAGGACGTGGATGGCAACTACGAGCCAGGCAACTGCAAATGGATACCTCTGAGCAATCAGCAGGAGAACAAAAGGAACAGCCTGTTCGTAGTGCTCGATGGTGAGCGTATGTGTCTATCTGTCGCATGCAAGAAATTGGGAATTAGCTATCAGCGGACCAGAGACAGAATTAAGAAGCTCGGATGGGACTTTGAGAAAGCCATCAGCGAGCCAAAGAAAATTAACGGAGAAATCTACGCATGAGACTTATCCAGTGCGCCCAAGGCGAAGAAGCTTGGCATCAGCTGAGATCAGGCCGCTGTACGGCCTCCCGTTTCTTTGAGGCAAGGTCAAAACTCACAAGGGCTAGCAAAAACGGATCTGCTGGTGATCCATCTGGCGATGCAATTTCTTACGCATGGTCTGTCGCCATCGAGCGAGTGTTTGGATCTACCATCGACATCAATCAGCAGTCGGCTGCAATGCGCAGAGGTACGGAGTTAGAGCCCCACGCCCGCCTGGCCTACGAGTGCGAAACCGGATACCTGGCCTCCGAGTCCGGAATCTGCGTCTCAGACTGCGAGCGCTTTGCGTATTCGTCTGACGGCCTCATCGATGATGACGGCATGATCGAGATCAAGTGCCCAGCGGCTCCGGCCAAGATCGGCGCAATCTGGTCGTCTCCTGAAACCGCCGCGGCTGAATACATCGACCAGATCCAGGGCGGAATGTGGATCACGGGCCGCAAGTGGTGCGACTTCATCATGTACTGCCCTTGGCTTGAGCCAGTCGGCAAAGATCTGTTCGTCCAGCGAATCCACCGAGACGAGGCCTACATCGGCGATCTCGAAGCCGACCTTCTGTCGTTCTGGCAGATGGTCGAGAAGTTCGAAGGCGTGCTGCGCAAGCCGAAGGAGTAAGCATGGCAGACCTGGCGCTTGTCCGAACTGCAAATGGGTTGGTCGGCGCCACGGAAGCCGACCGGGAGTTGATCAGCAAGACGAAGATCGGCAGCACGATCCATGGCGACTTTAAGCGGATGCGCAACGCCAAGCTGCATGGGAAGTTCTTCGCGCTGATTGATCTGGCGTACCAGTACTGGGAGCCAACCGGTGGCTTGATTCCACGGCAGGAAATGCGCGGCATCATCGGCCTGCAGAAGTACTTCGAAGAACTCAACGAAAGGCCTGGGCAGCTTAATAAAGCCGTTCAGGCCTACATCGACAAGCTGCAAGCCGAGCGCGCCGAGCGATTCCCGGCAGTCGAGAAAAGCCGCGAGGCCTTCCGAGAGTTCATCACCATCGAGGCCGGCTGGTACGACATCACGCAGACGCCTGACGGCATACGCAAGAAGGCCAAGTCAATCAGTTGGTCGCGCATGGATGACGTCGCGTTCTCTGCGCTCTACAAGGACGTGTTCAACGCCTGCTGGCGCACCGTCCTGCAATCCCACTTCAACAACGAGGCTGATGCGATGGCAGCAGCCGAACAACTAGGCACTTTCGCCTGACACCTAAGGAAGACATATGACCCGCGAACAAAAAGCACTGCTGGACCAAGCCCGTGCCGAAGGCAAGCTGCCGATGGAGTACTCGCCTGAATTCATCGTGCACGACATGGTCGACACCATGCGCAACCAGATGGCGCGCTACGAAGTCGGCTACAAGAAGCTATCGCAACAGCAACAGGACACGGTTCTGGCAGAACTTCAGCATGCAGCCGAGGGCATCGCGCACACCGTGGCCCGCATGATCCACGCGGCCGGCAGCCAGACAGTGAACATGACCCTGAAAGACCTGAAGGTTTCGAATGGCCAGGTTACTGGCATGGTCAAGGCCGACGAGGACTATTACAACGACCTCATTAGCAAAGTGCAGGACAAGGGAGAGGTGCTGATCGTTCTGTACCCTCGCGAGTTCAGCGCCGGCATGGCTGACATCCAGTCGGAGAAGGATCAGCGCTCGCTACCATTGGAAGAAGGCGAGAAGCCAGCCAGGAAGCCACGCGGCAGCAAGTCCAAGCCGGCCGACGAGACGAAGGGCATCGAGATCCCGCCGAAGATGCTTTCGGATGCCCGCGACTTCGTGACCGTGAACTGCAATGCCCACATCAGCGGGATGCAGAATTTCCTCAAGATTGGGTATGAAAAAGCGGTTGCCATCCTCGACAAGCTGGCCGCCGAAGGCATCGTCACCCGCACCTCCGAAGCTCCAAACGATCAGTTCGAACTGGTCCGCGAGAAACCCTCCGCTGAGGCTCCCGCAAAGGACGCTGACGGCCTTCCAGAGACCTACGGCGATCTGACCTACAGCGAAGTGCAACAGACCGTGGTACTGCACGCCAAGAGCTTCTACCTGCCATGGCTGAGCGACCGCTTCAAGATCGAAGGTGAGCAGGCCGAGCACCTGGCCCTGCGTCTGCTGGATGACGGCGTGATCGAGGCCGAGCAGTCGGTTGAAGTCGAAGGCGAGCCGCCGCTGGTCACCTACAAGGTCATTGCCACCCTGGCTGATCTCGATCTTCCGTTCTGATCCATCCCGCCCCGGTTAACGCCGGGGCAACCCACCGAGAACACCACCATGAACATGACTGCGATTTACGTAATGGCCGCAGTGCAGCGGGCGCAGAACGAAGGCGCTAGCAGCGTGAGCCTTAACGTGAAAGACATGATCGAGATGTGTCACTTGATCCAATCCGGCATGCACAAGGAGATCGTCGGGGTCCCGATGAAGCATGTTGGCTGGGCCAATCCATTCCAGATCCAGGCGATGCGCCGGGACAGGAAGAAAGACTTCCCTCTCAAGCGCAGGAAGTCCGCAGAGCACTGCGTGCAGGTCTTCTTCTCTGGCGACATCAGGGAGCACATGCAGGAATCCATTCGCCTCGTCGCAGTTCGCGAAGAGGAGCGCCGTCAAGAAAGAGAACGCCGGGAGAAAGCCAATGTGCAAAGTACTGTTCCGTAGCGGTTACATGTGGGCGATGGACGTTACCCGGGATCTGGTGGCGCTCACGGTCAAGGATGGCGGCTATGACGAACTTATCTGCATCACCAAGCGCGGCAAGCAGGACAAGCCTGATGACTACGCAAATGGCGTTCAGGCCTGGATCAACAAGCTGATGGATGCGCGGGATGTGGCAGCCATGAGGGGAAAGTCATGAACCAGCGCGTCTACACCTTCAAAGAACTTATGCAGCGCCTGACGCACCGTGACTGGGCCGTCGCCGCCATCGGCAAAGACTTCTTTTTTGTTCCGCGTAGCTACCTTCCGGGGAGGAAGATTTGAATGGACGTTAAACGGTATCTGCCACAGAAAACGCCAATCGGCAACGTGATGAAGGAGAGCCCCGAAGGCTATTGGGTCTTGTCGAATGACTTCGACCGAATCCTAGCCGAGCGCGACGCCCTCCAGCAGTTGCTGAATGCGCGGGATGAGGAGATTGAGCGGCTGAAACAGGAGCTAGCTGACGAGCGCCTGCAATCGCTAGCAGATGGTGCTTTCGCTGAATACTGCGCAGACAGGGAGAACCAAGCATGAGCAAGAACGATATGGTGATGGGAAAGCCGGAGGCTTATCAAGTTCGACTGCGTGGCCCTAGTGGAGAGTGGTGCCCATGGTTCGATGTCGGAAAGTTCTTTTTCGACCACTTCCCATACGAAAAGGATGGAGTCGGTGAGAAGCGAGTACTTTTTACTGGTGACGCCATGGATGCCGTGTTGGCCGACCGAGACGCCTATGTGCAGAACGCTATCGACTTGCGCGCCCAAGCCGAAGAACTCAAGCACATAGCGCAAAAGAACGTTGATCGGAATGTTGACTTGAGCGCCCAGCTGGCCGAGCGGGATGCGTTGCTGGCCAGCGTTGTAAACTCGGGAGCGCTTTCGTGCGAGCAGTACGAAGAACTTGAGGCCGATTGCTGTGCCGCCGTCGATGTTGTTCATCAGGTCAAGCGACAGGAGTTCCATGAGCACCTGGACAAATGCGCCGCCCTATCCGCCAGCGCAGAGCCGAGCGCGCCGGTTGAGCGCGGCGGGCTCAAGGAGTGCCCGAAAGGTTATGGGCACGGCGGCCAGTGGTGCGGACCATCCTACAATTGCTGGCTGGATCGGCGCAGCGATGAAGAAAAGGCCCGCGCCGCCCTGGAGCGCAAGCCATGACCATTCCTGAAATCGCGCCGTGCCCGTTCTGTGGAAGCTCTCAGTGCTCTCCGAATTACCACAACCATCGGACCTGGGTTGAATGTGACGCCTGTGGAGCTCGCGGCCAATCGAGCAACTGCCCGAGTATTCAGGACAACCGAGGGCCTGCGGAAGGAGTCGCAATCAGGCACTGGAACCAGCGCGCCGGCCACTCAATCGCCGGCTACGAAGGTACCTCCGGCCTCTACTACAGCAAGCTCGCCGCCGTGGCCAATGGTGAACAGCGGATCGAGCCTATCTACAGGGTGAAGAAATGAACGGGCCAATTGAGTTTACCCGGGAGCAGCTTTTGCAGATGTGCCGATCGTATCGGGCTGGCGCCAGTCTTGAGGCGCTGGGCATGGAGTACGGCATCAGCAAGACCGCGGTATCGCGTCGGCTGAAGGCTCACGGCGTGAAGCTTCGTCCGCGCGGGTCTCCGCTTGGTGGCCGGTCAAGCGCAGCCAAGGATGCCATCCTGAAGCTGCTCGAGAAGGGCAAGACTCTTCAGCAGATCGCTGAATACATGTCCGTTACCGTGCGGACCATCTACCGGAGGCTTGAGTCATGAAGCTAGCCCTATTCGTCCTTTACATCGTCGTGCTGTGCATTCTGGCGCTAATGGCGAAAGCATCTGACAGCTGCGCAATGCCAGTGTCTTGGAACTACCAGCCGGCCCCGCATGAACAACAACCAGAGCCCATGATGGCTAAGCATGGGTTCGGCGGAGAGAGGTGGGTATTGTGATTGCCGTCGCCTATATGGCTTACCTGATCTGGAAGGCTCCCCAATGAAGCAAGACAAATTCACCAAAGCAGCACGCGGCAGGGATTGCCTTGTGCGCTTGCCCGGGTGCCCGAACAACACTGAGACGACTGTGCTAGCGCATTACAGGCTGGCCGGCACCTGCGGAGTTGGCATGAAGCCGAATAACCTGCAAGGCGCGTGGTGCGACGACTACTGCCACAGTCGCGTCGACGGCCGCGTCAAGTCAGACTTGACCAGAGAGGAACTGCGCCTTTACCACGCTGAAGGCGTCATGCGCACGATTGATGCGCTGGTTCGTGAAGGGGTGCTGAAGCCTTGACTGGTGAGCCAGAAAACAAACTCAAATAGGGGTGATACCGTGATCAAGTCTGAAGCTGATCTTTGCTCGATCTTTATCAGGGACTTAAACGCACAGCCTGGATGGATTTGCTATCCAGAATCTGGAGGATTCGACATCCTGGCCGTGCATGAAAGCGGACGCCAAATTGGCATTGAGGCCAAATTGCAACTGAATGCCAAGGTCGCAGATCAGATCATGCCCAACCCATGGCAATACAGGTATGGCATTAAAGGCCCAGACCATCGCCTTGTGATAGTCGGAAAGATTACTGATGCCAGCGCCGGAATTGCCAAGCTGCTGGGGTATATGGGAGTCCCTGTCCTTGTGCCAGATCAGCGCGTGAGAAGCACAAAAGAGGGGATACGTGAAGTTCTGGAGTTCTGCTCATACAAGCTCAGCGACCTGCTCAGCGGGAAAGGCCATTGGGGTGATATCGAACTTTTCGACTGGAATCCCGATGAGCGCTGCCCGGTTCCTATGGTTGTTCCAGATCTCCCGGCCGGCGTTCCTTCTCCAGTTCGCCTTACGCCATGGAAGGAAAAGGCCATTCGTGCTGTTGCGCTTCTCAGAAAGCAGGGATCTATCACATCAAAACAGATCAAGGAGCTTGGTATGAGCCCTACTACATGGACCCAGCATGGGGGCACAAGGGCATGGCTGGACAAGGGCCCCGTTCTTGGTCAGTGGTTAGAAACTGAAAGAATGCCAGCGTTCGACAAGCAACATCCTGAAGCCTATGCAATAGCGGTTGCCGACCTTGAAGAAAGCTCGAAAGGAAGCTTGATATAAACTCCGCCCTAAACGAGAAAGGCCCGCGCAATGCGGGCCATGTTTTAGCTTCTCGAAATATCCCCTAAAGCAAGACTTCCTGCTGCGTGGTGTTGATCGTCGCGCTTGCAGTTCCATTGATTGAACCCGACCGGATGCGCACGAACTTCCCGGCTGGGATATAGCGGCAGATAGACCAGTTGTTGCCCTGCACCTGATTCAGTACGACGGCCAGGGTTATCGTGTTGCTGTACGTCTGCTGGGCTTTCGTGGTCCAGTCGCCCGGCGTGGTGCTGTTGGTGTCTGCCGTCTCAAGGAACACGCTGGCCGAGGATGGTCCGCCGATGGTCGACGTGGTACTGAACGAGCCTTCATAGCAGACGTGCGCAACCCGCGTAGCGCTGATCTGGAATCCGGTTGCCGTGGTCGTTGTGACCAGAGTACGGGCCGGGCTGTCGTTGATTGATGGCGCAACAGGGGTTGCGTAGTTCGGGACGTTCAGAACGCCAGTGGCGCTGTTATAGGTAGCGGCGCCAGACGTGCCCGTGGTAGTCAACGAGATTGCAGATCTGGCCCCGGCCTGGTTGATGTAGGCCGACGGGTTCGTGGCGTTGTAGGGCGTGAATCCAAGCGCAGCAGTGACCTGTCCCGAGGTGATGCCGGTCAAGAATCCAGACGGGTTCCCAGTCAGCGGGTAGGCATCCGTGATCCCATAACCGGCCAGCGTCGTCGGCGTGCTGGTGATCGTGCTCCATGCCTGGGTGTGCGCTGATGGCGGGAACGTCGAAGGGATCCCCGTGAGCGATGCGTAGGTGCCGGCTGTGGCCACCGGTGCGAAGGTCGGCTTCCCGGTGATGTCAGTCCATGCCTGAGGTAGAGCGACCAGTGAGCCGCTGCTGACCTGCAGCCCGGTGCCGATGGTCCAGTGCACGGGCAATACGGTCGACCCGTTGAATCCCATCAGGCCGTCTTGAGTTCCTGGCGGCTTGGCTACAGTGCGCGGGATGCTGCTGGTGTCTGTGGCGTTGCGCTGGTTCGTTACGATGTCGCTGGGCCCTGCAAATGCCAGCGCCGGCAATAGCGCAAGCGCGATCAGAAAGCGCTTCATGCGGTGATCCTCGAAAGAATGGCGGGCTTGTTCCGGTAGAACACGCAGTTGTCGCCAGGGTTGAACATGTAGTCGGCGCCATTTACGGCGATCGACGACTGGAAGTGAGCCAGCGCAATCTGGCCGTCAGAGTTTACGAAGACCCGCTGGCCTACCCTGCCGTCAGAGTTGCCGGGCAAGTTGATCGTCACGGCATTGAGCTGGGCGCCGCCAGTCTCAAGGTTCAGGGTAACGTCGTTGTTGGTGTTCGGGATCGTAACCGTCTGGCCTTCTGTCACAGCCTGGTTCATTACCGTCATGGGTGAACCGCCAGCCATAGCTTGATCGATCATGGCCTGCACATCTGTCTGGCTCATTCCGATTGCCGGCCCGATCATGATGTCACCTGCTGCACGCACATGCGGCCTTTAGGAGTGAATCCGACCTCCCAGTACAGAACCCATACCCCAGGCGGATTCAAACTCAGCGTGCGTGCCGGAAGACCTCCTAGCACCAGTTCATAACCGTGTCGGTCATCTTCTCCATCAGTGGTCGGCGGAGTGGCGCCCTCCCACACAGCACACCGGCCACCGTTCTTGTTCTGCATCAAAAGCGGAGTGCCAACGGCGAACCCGGTCAGCGCGTACACGTTCTGCCATACCCCTACGGTCGGCTTGATGTCTTTGATCATTCGTCCTTCTCCAAAAGAAAAGGGGCCGTAGCCCCTAGTTCAGCGCTTCCCGCACTTGAGGTCCCACATGTCGTTATGTGCTGCGATCTCTTCCTTCGTCTGCCTGGTCATCACCTTGCGCTCTGCGGCGGTTGTGGTGATCGGCTTTACCCAGGCACAGCTTGTGTCAATCACTACGGGAGTGACGCTGCAACCGGCGCTCAAGCTCATCGTCAGAATCAGCAGCCACCTCAACTTCGACATGGGTACGCTCCGTTGCGGCCTGCGCCGCCTTCTCGTTTTGCACAGAGGCCTGTTCAGTCTTGGCCTGCTGTGCGCCCTCTTTCTTTCCGCTGGACTTCCCTATGGCGTTTCCGCCGAAGAAGCCCAGGGCTGCCGCTACCAGCGCGACAATCCCTATGATCCATTCAATCATGGCTCAGTCCTCGATCAGGTTAGACGCTATCCGATTCGCCCATCCCTTGGCGAAAGATGGCCAGTTTTTCAGCCCGGTCATGAACTTGAGCCGGTACCCACTGAAGCGCTTGTCGAGTTTCTGAGGGTCCATGGCGCGTACTGCCGCTAGAGTCTTAGGCCCGATCACGCCATCATCCGTGACGCCGGCTGCGCGCTGGAGGATCTTCACGGCCTGCCCTACGCCAGAGTTGACTGCTGTGTCGAACACATCGAAGCGTACGACCTCTGGCATTTCCTCTGCGCGAACCCGCTTCCAGTACAGGGCCTGATAGATCTCCTTGGCCGTGTCACGCGGCAGACTACGCATGTCGCCTGTGTAGCCCCATGACCTGGCCACGGTTTGAGTTACGCCCCACATGGTTGATCCGCCTGGGTCGTCAGGGTGGCTTGAGTAACCGCCCTCATGTCCGATCAGGCGGTCGAATGCTTCGTTGAAGTTCATGGCGATACCTCAACCAAGTCTTCTGCGGGGACTACGAAACATGGGTAGCCGCCGCTAGCGTCTAGCGTGACAGAGATATGAGGCCTTCCGGTAAATTCAGACTCTGCCTTGGCGCATCCAAAGTCTTCTTCAAGGCATTCATAAACCGATGTACCGGCAATTACGTCGGGGTTGATAACACTGTCTTTCAGCAGCCGATATTTCATAGTCACCTCGCTGTGGTTGCTCGCCAGAACACACGAACGGTGCCGGCTGCGCCAAAGTTGGCAAGGCTGCCAGTCTTGACGGTCAGGGTCACCGATGATGCTGTTGGCGTGTTGCTGTTGCAGACGACTGCGGTTGCCCCGAGAGCAGTAGTGTTGACGCTCTCAGTAACAATTGGCGGGTCTTTAAAGATACCAGATGGGAAAGTGACCACAGCGCTCGCAGAAGCCTGCGAGGTGGTAACAGGGATGTCTACGAAGCCACCGATAGATACACCCGTTACCTCGGTCGCCGTGTGCACCTGAGCGGCTTCGCCTGGAGCCTCAAAACCGTTCATACTGGTCCGAGCAAATGCTGATCCTCCCGAGTTGGTAACTCGGACAGACTCATAGCCTGGCGCAGCTTGGGCGACCTGGGCGCCGTCGAGCTTCACGCGGGCATCGGTCGCGAGGGAGTTGCGTTGGATGATCTTGAACACGGACATCGCAGCAGGCGCATAAACAACCATGCCAGAGCAATCAAATGTTCCACCGATGGTGTCGGCCGCCGCACTCGAGGTGTTGTTGCCGCCGCAGTCCACCACCCCACGTGACGCGGCAGCGGGGTTTGTGTCTGCATAGCAGCGAACGCCCGAATAGTCTCGGTCGTAGCCTGTCATTTCAGCGTGATAGAAGCAAATGCCATCGTCAGCCGCGAACACCCTGCCTTTCACGGTGATGTGGTTACCACCGCCATCAAAGCCGCCGTAGATGTCTCCCTCGAAGGTGAAATATTCAGTGTTGCCGTGCGTATCAACCGCATGCGCCAACCCTTCGAAGGTAGTAGTTGCTGTTCCTCGGCACACAATATCGCGACATGGAACGCTGCCAATATCGCCATACCCGCCAGTTGTAATACCGTGACGCGAAGCCGAGAAGTAGCCCTCCATACGCATATGCTGGCAGTTGGAGAAGATCAGGCCGTAGTCATTGCCAGTTCCGGACATGAGACCTTGCTCGGCAACTAGGCCTCGGCCCTCACCGTTAAAGCACTTTTCCAGTTCTATAGCAGACGAAGACTGCTTGCTGTAGCCCTTCAGGCCGGTTATATCGAAATCGATCAGGCGCTGAGCCCTGACAGCCATCACTGTTGGCAAGGCCTCAGGTGCATTGACCTTGAGCGAGCCTTCCAGCTTGAACTTGCCGCCGTTCATCTTATAGATGTTCACCGCTGCAGCTGTGTACCCAGCATAAAGAGGCTTGGTCAGGCGAACCTGCGTCGGGCTTGTGACGGCAGCCACACGGCAATACTCACCTGCACGGTAGTAGCTGCGGAAGCTGGAGTAGCTGAAGTCGGTTGGGTTGTAGATGACGAATACGTCGCCTGGAGACAACCCGTGCGCGGATGTAAACGTAAGGAGGTTTGCCCCCTTGAGATAATTGATGCTGAGCGCTGGCATAGCAGTGAAGCTGCCGCCGCCCAGTCTAACGGCGCAGGAATTCGGGAAGTTTCCGACTGTAACTGCGGCGCTAGCGTCGAGCACCACATCCCCGAACGTGCGGAGTACTGTCCCGAATGGGAAAGCAAGCTCACCAGTGAGCTGGTAAGTGCCTTCATTTATCCCGAGAGAACCGCCGCTTGCAGCCCAGGCTTGCAGGCTGGCGAATTGCTCAGGGAATTTCAGGTTGCTGATTCGGTCGCCAACGGTCCAGCCATCGTGACCCAGCATCCTTGAACCTTTAAGCACATCCAGCTTGTTGGCCAGATCCTGAACAACTCCAATAAATCCATTGGCTCCCGTGAAGATGACATTGGCGGAGTTGTTTATTGGGCCCTGACCAGTAGCAAGAATGCCGGCGATGAAATCAGTGGCCCAACGAAGAGTGGCAGCATCCTGATCATTTACAGGGTTGGCCACATTGATGATTCTGTGACCTTTCGCATCCCATGTCTGGCCAGTTGGATCAAGCTGCATGGAGTTGTTGGCAACGCCGAGCGCCTGCTGAATCAGCATGGTCAATCGGTCAAAAACGTTCTCATGGATCTCAGGGTAAAAGCGCGATTGGTTGATGATATCGGTTGGCTGCGTAACTGGCATAACGCGAAGAACCGAAAGCGTCTGGCCGGTCGGCGGCGCGACAAGCATAGTCAGTACGCTGACAGGGTTGCCATCCTGCTCAGGCTCTCCCGCGCCGGAAAGCGTGTAGTTGATCCCGAGCGTCAGAGGCGTAACCAAGAATGTGGTGTTATCTACAAGCGAAGCCTGGATGTCGGAGTTACTGAAGAACCTGAATGGAAGCGGGAAAACGGTCGTGGTCCCGTTGCCCGGAAATGATGTGCGGTCTGTGCTGCTGGCTACGGTCATTGCTTACCCCCTATGAAGCGTTGTTTTTCGCGGGAGCATACGCGCTGCATTGCCCCGCGATTGGATTACGGGAATCATGACCATGATCACGAATGCCGTTGATAGCGCAGACCCTCCAAGGTCCGTGGTGCGGAGCTGCCCTATGGTGATCAGCGAGTACAAGGCCCATCCAAATGAGCCTCCCGCTAGGCCTATAGCCATGAGACTCACGCCAAATTTGAATCTAGCCTGCGGGTCGTGGAAGCGACCAAGCAGGATGGCGATCACCAAAAGCGCAACGCTCCGAATGATCACCAACCAAACACCGAGATCAATCTCCATCCTTTTCACCTCGCTTAGCGCGCAACGGAAAAATGATGTCGAGAACGGTTTCTGCCCACGGAGGGAAATTCTCTTTCCTTTGGACCACCAGCGCGAACGCCAGAAAGATGAAGACAACCAGCGCCGACACAGCGGCAGCCCATATCATGCTCTGCGGACTATACGGTGGCCCGTCAGGGTATTTGTAGATCCCCGTGGCGTATCCCATCCCCCACGAAAACACCGCCAGCAGGACGCGTCTCAGGCCCTTGCTGGACGATGGGTATGCCAGGTAGAAGAAGCACCCGAACGCAGCGCCTGAGGCTGCGTAAGGATTCATTGCTACCAGCCCGGCAAATAGTGCGGCAGCTAACCAGCCCCCAAATTGCTCCGTCATTCCGTTCCCCTCCCAGGATATTGATCAAATTTTAACCACTTATCGATGATGGCACTATTGATCATTTTTTAGGCGGTCCGAAGATGACGCCACGGGTCCAGTCAGTTACGCCTTCTGGCTCTATGTCGCCCTCAGCAACACCGATCAGGTACTTGACAGTGCGCTTCGGCTGGGCCACTGGCAGGCCGACCGAGTAGCCGATGGTGTCGATGGCAAGGCCTGCTACCCGTGCCGTATCAACGTCCTTTCCTTCTGCAGCAGACTTGCCGGCCGCACCTGCCTTGCTCAGCGTGTTGAAGACTTCGCCAATGGGAGTTGCACCCTTGTAGGCCCACCCGCTTTCCAGGCTGGAGGCCAAATCCCGAACAAGCGGGATGCCGAGCAGCGGATAGGTAGCGATCTTGAGCGAAGCCCAGGCGCGCCAATCTTCGTCTTCCCCCGGCCCTTGGCCACTGACAAGCGGACCAAGTACGGCAGGAATAGCGATCAAGAACATCGTTCGCTCGAAGACGTTCAAGTAATCGGCTGCACCTTTGGCGCTGGAGAAGGCGCGCTTGATGTCCACCGTGCGGTTATACAGCAGGTTGAAGTAGCTGTAGACGATGGTCAGGGCGCGCATTAGGCCGTCCTTGCGCTGGACTGCAGCTAGGTCTTTCGGGCCGGCTGCCATCTGCGACAGGCGCACTGCGCGGTCGCCGGCCGCAATCGCCTGCTCGCCATCAAGCCCGCTATCCAGGCCATGCCGGTATCCAGCAATCCAAGTCGGATAATCGACCATCGCCTGAATCACACCGATGTGCTTAAAGGCCAGTCGCTGCACGAACGAAAGCCAATCACTCTTGCCGCTGATCTTCTTCAGGACGCCGCGCATGTCGCGGTCAAGGTTGTCCACACGGAAGCGCATTTCGCTGGACATCTGGTTGACCATTTCGATTGAGTCGAACGGGTGTCGAATGAACTCCTGCATGCCCTGGAAGATGTAGCGCTTGCCGCCGACCTTGCTGAAGTATTCGAAGGACTGCGAGTAGCCGAGGATCTGCTGCAGGCCAGTTGTGGCGCTGAAGCCCATGAAGCCAACAGCCAGGTTTGCGCGCAGGCGCTCGGCACCACGGGTCCATGCGTCGATTCCCTTCTGGCTGTCCAGCACCATGTCGTTCGCAACGCCTTGCAGCCATGGATTGAACTGGTTTGCTACGGCGGGGCCAAGTGTGTCTATCAGCATCTGCTTGATCTGCTTGTCGCCGATGATCTTGGCAGCATCCCTGATGGCCTTGCGGTGCGTCAGGTCGTGGATGACTTGGCCAAGGTGCGAGGCGATGATCTCAACGTCCAGCTGGATGGGAGCAGCGAACGAATCAACACGGGCCTTGGTGTGGCCCTTGGGCGTAGTTGCCCTAGCGTAGCCTTGTTCGAACAGACCACCTTCGTTGCCTAGCTCATTCTGCACGCCGGCATAAGCACTGCTGCTGGTGTCGTACACAAGGGGCCAGTAGCCGCCACGGAAGGTGCCGTGCTGGGTCACTACAGGTGTTGCCTCGACCTTTTCAGGAGGAACGCCGTGCAGGTCCTTTTCCAGCTGCACGATCGATGGCCACAGTTCCTCTACCAGATCCCACATCGACTGCACGAACTCCCAATCGCGCTGCGTCAGGTTGCCAGTGATCTCGTTCAGCTGCTGCTCAGTCCATGCCTTGCCGTTGTGCCCGCCGTCGAGCAGCTTCTTGCGGTTGCTGGCGTTGCCGGTATTCAGTGCAGCCGAGAGGATGGCGTTCATGGTAAGCGGCTGCCCAAGGCTCTGAATGTGGATCTTCTGCTGCATGACCTTGGCGCCGCGTTCCTTTGTGTAGGCGTCCACTATCTCGGTCATCTTGATTGCGATGTCTCGGTTCAGCTGATCCTTGGCGCCCTGGGCTTCAACGAACGGCTGGAAGAAGGCCGTCGACCACGGGCCGTCAACCTGTCCACCGTCCAGCCACTCAACAATCTGCTCCATCTTGATCAGGGCCGAACTCAGTTCGCCGGCCTGATCGCCAATTCGCTCAAGCAGGCCGCGAATGTTCTTGTCGATTGGCGGCGGCGTGCGCTTCTCAAGGTTCGCGTATCCGGCGCGGATCAGGTTGTTCTTGGCCTCTTCGAAGTCCTTCAGGCGCTTGTTCGCCAGCAGCTTGTTCTTGGTGCTGGCCAAGTGGTTGACGTTGGCTACGAACTCGTCAAGTTCCTGCAGCTGGTCAAGGCTCAGGTCCTTGTAATTCACGCGCTGGCTGGTGTTCAGCACAAACTCAGGAACGATTGGCTCGTTGCCCATGGCCAGCTGGTCGGCGTACCAGGCTGCAAAGGACTTGCGTTTGTCGATCTCGCGCAGACTGACCTTGCGGAATTCGTACTGCTCCATCACCGCGTCGATCTGGTCAAGGTAGTCGTGCCCTGCCTTACCCAGGCGCTCGCGGGTGCTGGCCTTGTTGTACTTGAGCATGCGGGCGGTAATGTCCTCCACCTGCTCGCGGGCCTTGCGCGCTTCCCGGTACATGTAGAAGTTCAGCAGCTGGCGCTGCTTGGCCTCGTAGGCGGTTTCAAGGTCGCCATTGACGAAGGCCTCATACGACTGGCGGCTGGCCTTGGCCTCAGCGCGCTGGAACTCTGCCGGCTGGATGTCACGCACTTTGCGCTGGAGCATGACCCTACGTGCGGCTTCCTTGAGGATCTGCTGGGTAGTGATGTTTTTGCGATTGCCCACCTGAGCCAAGCGGCGCAACTCCTTCTGCAGTACCTCAGCACGGCGCTCGTTGTGGGTGGCTTCGATGGCGCGCTCTGCGGCCTCGCCAGTCGACTTTGGCCCGTGGCGCTCAAGCATGCGCTGATCAGTCTCGCGCTTGATGACTTGGCTGCGGGGTTCGGCTCCGAGCAAGGCCTTTACCAGCTGATCGCCTGAGTCATAGCCGAGCATTGGCCCGACAATGTCCAGGGGCTGGCCGTCTCGGGCATGAGTGAACGCCAGCTTGCGAGTTGCCTTGGCGCCGTAGCGCTCTGCCAGTTCTCCGCTGTTGAGCTTGATGCTCAGTTCTGTGCCGTCGGGCATCTGGCCCTTGCGCAGAGCCTTGAGTGCTGCGTACTCGGGCATCGTGTCGACTTCTTCCGTTACCTCGTCTCGCACCCTGGAGGATTCTTCGCGCCACCACTTCGAACGCCGGCGCTCTTCCTCCCGGACGATCTCTTCTTCAATGGAATCGCGGGCGTCTGCGTGGGCCAGGTCGATGCTGTTCTGATACGCGGCGAATTCCTGATCCGTCATGCCAGCAGCGGTCGCATCAGCGAACAGAGGGATGGCGTTCGTCACCTGTTCGGCAGCGGTGATCTGGTCATCAGTGGCCACAAGGCGGTCAAAAACCCGGCGCATATCATCAGTCAGAGTGACGTTCAGCCGACGCAAGTCCTTGTAGATCTGGATCAGCCAGCGCTTGAAGCGGGCGAATGCGCCGGCCAGTTCAGGGCTTGGGGCTTTTCCTTCGGCGACATATTTCTCAAATCCTCTAGCAAACTGCTCGTGAAATTCAGCTCTCTGATCGTCTGTCATTCTGAGCCATGTTTCTAGTAAACTGCCCTCTACCTTCAAATCAGAGGAACTAGAAATATGCCTGTCACTATTACCTGCGTTCGCTGCGGATCCTTGAGAGATATCCCCCCCTCTAGGGTTAGGTACACCAAGAGCTTTTGCGGAAGAACTTGCTACAACCTCTACAAGGTTGAGCAAAGCTCTGGCTCCGTCGACCGTAATGGATACACCCTGATCAGCATCAACGGTAAAAGCGTCCTTGAGCATAGATGGATCATGGAGAACCACATCGGTCGGAAGCTTTTGCGATCCGAGCACATCCACCACATCAACGGGCAACGATCTGATAACAGAATCGAGAATCTTGTTATTACTGATCGAGCTAGCCACGTGATCGAACACGCGGAGGAGAGGTTCAGCACTGATCAGGCCGCTTCCCTCAGGGCGCAAGGACTCACGTACAAGCAGGTCGCGGATAAGCTTGGCGTCAAGCTCTGCACCGTTTGGTGGAGACTGAATAGAGGCCTGAATGCCAAACCAGCGAAGCAGTGACTCCACGTCGTCTCTGATTTGTTGAGGGGCATTCTGCTTTGCTGCTAGATCAGTTATTACCTCAAGATAGTAGTGACCCAGTTCGTGGAGAACAGTGGACAGGTCGCGCTTGTCGCCCAAGGAGATCTGGAATCGGCGGTCACCCTCGCCGCGTGGAGTGAAGGTGATGAAGCCCCGGGCATCGCCGTTGTCGCTCTGGTTCAGCCGGCGCTGTCCGGCAACAGCCTGCGAGTTCATTTCAGTGCCATTCCAGCGGACGATTGCTTGGTCAGATGGCGTATCAGCGGTTTGCTCAGGGCTGGCGGCTTGGCGCTCTTCTGCCGTCATGGTGCGGCGGCGCTCTGTGTTACGGGCCTCCACCTCGCCGGCCAGGCGGCGATACGTCGTTTCAGGGTTGCCGATGTCGCGCATTACTTGCTCGGCATCTGCGGCGCGTTGCTCGATCTGTGGCAGATCAGTGGCCAAGGCATCCTGCATCTGTTGTTCGGTTGGCGTGCGCTCGAAGGTATCGATGAATGCCTGCTGGCCAGCTTCATCGCCAAGGCTATCGATCTCCCGGCGAAGGTCCGCGACCTGACGCCAGTAGTCACGATCAGCCATTGCCTGGTCCTTGTCGGCGCGCATGGCATCCTCTGAGCCGCCAGTTGCGAAACCCTCGCGCACCTGAATGGCGTGCTGGACCTCATGCATCACAACGTCAATGGCGGGCGAATCAGCGCTGTACAGGGTTGGGTCGCCGATCTCGATGTATGATCCGACGAAGCCACGCCCTGGCTGAGAAACGAACATCCCGCCAGAGCGGCGGGCGGGGTTCACTCGGATCTGGACCTGCGCCAGCTCAGGGTACGCGGCGAACAGTGCCGGGTGATTTAGCGCCTCGCCAAGCATTACGCCATCGACCTCGGCGTCATCAAGCCAGTCGTTGACAGGGGCGAACTGGGCTTGGCTATCGTCAATCTCGAATCGCCACTTGCCATCGGCGCCCTGCGCCCATCCAGTTTCGCGGCGCACCTGCTCGGCGTTGTCGCCAGCCGCAATGCGCTGTTCAGCATCGGCCAGCGAAGGCATGTCAGCGGTCCAAGCTGTCTGGCCGGCGAATTGGTCAAGGCGACGGCCCTGCTGCGGGCCAGCCTGATCGGCGGTGAAGGTCAGCGGGAACTGCTGGCGGATCTGCTCCAGGGCTTGGCCAGTGCGCTCGGAGAGGTTGCTCAGTACGGACAGGTGCACGCTGGCGTACTGCTCGGCATCGGCGCGGCGATACCCGGACGCCACAAGGTCATCGACCACTTCACGATAGGCATTGGTTTCTGGTGAATTCTGCTGGACGATCTTGCTCAGATCATCAAGCTGAGCCTCTTGGTCGGCGGTCCAGGTTTCAACATCGGCAGGGCTCATGCCATCAGCCTGGGTGCGGATGCTCTGGCCAAGATCCTGATGGTAGTCAGCGAAGACGCGCAGATAATCGGCCGTCTTGATCGCCACGCTGCCGCCACGCGCAGAAGCGTCAGCGAATTGTTCGGTCATGCCAGGGATCGACAGCATCAGCTCTGGCAGATCGGCCTTGCCATCCTGATTCAGGCGGGTCAGCGCCTCGGCTGGAATCCACAGGGTTTCCATCGGCGTATCGGCAAGCTGGGCCTTGGCGATATCGCCGAACGTATCAGCCTCGCGGCCACGGGTCTTGCTACCCAGGGAGGCGTCGACCATTTCATCCAGGGACATCTGGCCTTCGCGGGTTTCGCGTGCACGGCGCAGGCCGTCGCCAATACCTTCGATCAATCGACGGTTGCTGAAGGCAAGGACATCGAGCGACGACATGCCGGCACCGGCCACGGCCTCGAGCAGAACTTCGCCAGCATCGACTTCGCCTTCAGCAAGGAGCTGGCCGGCTGCCTCACTGGCGCCTTCACCGATACCTTGCACTGGGAACTGAACGGCCAGGTTGGCCAGTTCGCGCTGTGTCCGGGTGAGCTGACGACCAGCGATTCGCGATGGTGCCAGCAGGTGACTGGCAAGGCCCATGCTCACAAGGTCAACAGCGGTCGTGCCAGCGGCTTTTAGGCTTGCCCTGCGCTCTGCATCATCCATGAGCTTATCGTCTTGCAGAGCGCGCAATACGGCCTTTGGATCGTTCTGGTTTACCTTTGCCTCGCGCAGGACATCCAGCAGCTTGGATTGGTACTCACCTGAGAACCCGATGCCTGCTGCTGCAACCGGTCCGGCGATGGCGCCAGCGGCGAGCATTTCAGCGCTGGTTGCAGCGGCGCCTACGGATGTGCGGAAGGCATAGCCAGGGTTCTCGGCAAGTGCTTCAGCAGTGGCAGATAGGCTTCCACGGCCAAGAGATTCAAGTTCTGCTGCTCGGCGTGCGCCTGGGTCAACTGGCATATCAGAAAGCGTCTGCTCGTCCTGTGCGGCGCGCTGCAGTTGTTCAGTCTGCCGGCCAACAAGGCGCTCACGCATCTGCTGGCGCTGCTCTGGCGTGGCTTGCAGGTAGTCGAAGCCAAACCCAGTAGGGTTATCGCCTCCAGGGAATGGAAGCTCACCGGCCTCAGCAGCCCGGGCAACCTCAAGGTCTACGCGGTCGAACTGCGCCTGAATGTCATTGAGTCGCGCAGCATCAGCGACACGGCCAGCCTGGCGCTGTGCAACCCACTGCTGGCGAACGGCGCCGAACAGCTTCTCGCCTGTGCTCTGCTGGTTGAACCGCGTATCACTGGCCGCGCCTTCGATGCGTACCAGTTGATCAAGGTCATCCTGAGCGACCGCCGCAAGGTTGCCGTCACGTAGTGCATTGGCCGTCTTGCGGTAATTGTCGTAGATGCCCGCGTACTGGTTTCCGCGCAGCAGCTGGTTCATTCGGTCGGCGTTGTCATGCAGCACCTTGGCCGGCACGCCGCTGTAGCGAGACACAGCCGTAGCTTTGGCATAAGCATCGGGGCTGATATTCGAAACCGTCTCCATGCTGTGCACGAAGTCTTGGCTTTGCGACTGCGCGAAATCACGGGCCGCATCAGCCAGCTGCGTGGTCTTGGACGGCGGCGTTTCAGGCTGCGGAATCGCGCTTGAATCAACCGGTTTCAGCAACTCAGGAACTTGGATCATTGGACGCTTACCCCCAGGCCGGAAATTCGTTCCAGATATGCTGCCACAATGTTTTCCTCGCTCGCCGATTGTCCGGCAGCGCGCAGGGCCTGCACGATGCGCAGGCGCTCTTGAGCCGGGATGTCGGCGATCTTGATGTCACCCTTGTCGACGTAGGCCTTGTCCAGCTTCTCAGGCGTGACCTCCCACAGCTTCAGAGAATCCTCAGAGAACAGGCCTGTGCCGCTAAGGCGCACATCAAGCAACAGTTGATCGGCGATCTGCTTTGATTCAGTCGCCGTTGGCTGCTTGCCAGTCGCTTGGAAGATGGCGTCCTTTCGAGCTTGGTAGGCGGCGCGGAACTGCTCTTGACGCTCAAGGTTTTTTGGCTCGTTAGCATCTTTGTTGTTGCCGACCTTGATGCCGGCCATTGCCATGACGCCCCGAAGCTGTCGCTCTTCAGCCTTCACCGAGCCCTGGCCCGACAGATCACCCTGCTTGACCTTCTGGTACATGGTCGTCACGCGCTTGAAGTCGGCATTGTTCAGGTACGGGCGCACATCACGCTCAAGGCTCAATTCCTCAAGCTGCGCTGGCGGCATGTCGATGAATTCCTGCAGCTTGGCGTAATCGGTCTTCGGCTCTGTTCCCTTGCGACGGTGTTCGTCCATCTTCTGGAGCTTGACCTGATCGTCTGCAGTCAGCTGATCCAGCATGTTCGGCGGTACCGCGTTGAAGCCGCGCTGCAGAACGACTTGAGCCGCCTGGTCATAGGCGGCTTTCTGTTCCAGCTGTTGGGCCTTGTACAGATCGTCTACGCGATCCTGGGCGTACTTGCGCGTCTTGGGGTCGTTGATCTTGTTGATCTGCTGAGTTGCCGCTGCGTAGCGCGCAGATGCCGGCTCTCCACCTACCAGCTGGCCAACGATCTTGCTTGTGTAGTCGCGGGTCTCTTGGTACGGGATCTTGTTGATGAAGTCCTGATTGCTGATCTCACCGGTGCGCGGGTCGCCATACTCCTTGACCCATTTATCCACAGCCCCTGGCCCGGCGTTGTAGGCGGCAACAGCCAAGGTCTCGTTGCCACCATACTTGCCCAGCATCTTGTTCAGGTACTGGGTTCCGAGCGCCATGTTGTACTGAGGGTCAGCAGTAAGGCGCTCTTCGCTGTACGGGATGTTTAGCTCTGCGGCCATTTCCTTAGCGGTTTCTGGCATCAGCTGCATCAGACCCTTGGCGCCCTTTGGCGATACTGCAGTAGGGTCACCAGAGCTTTCGGCCTGGATGATCAAGTTTGGGAGTGCCTGCGAGCCGATGCTTCCGCTCGCCCACACGCTGGCGCCGATCTGAGAGCCAAGCTGCTGGCGCACGCTGGTAGAGAGCATCTTGCTGATCTTGTACTGGTCATCCGGGATCATGTACCCGGACGAGGCTGCGAAGTACTGCTGAGCCTTCAGGGGATCATCCACGGCCATACGGCTGATCACATCGCTGGCCATGCTGCTGTTGAACTTCTGGATGTTCTGCTGAACAGCCTCTTGAGGGAGGCCCTTGCGAGCTCCATTCGCGGCGATGATGCGCGCCCCCTTGTTCTGGTAGTACGCAACCTGCTGAGGATCGTTGAAGTATGCTGTAGCGCCTTGTGTGGCAGCTTGAAGGGATGCTGCATCGGTCTGATCGTAAAACGACTGGCGTTCGCCGTATTCGTAGCGATTCAGTTCAGCGCTCAGGCTCTGGCGCTGGCCGGCAGTGATCTGCTTCCACCTGGCCTTCTGACGGTCGTTGGTCAGCGAGTTTCCGATAGCGTCGGCCTGCTGGTCGTAAAGACTGATCGTCTGATTCGTGATGTCCAAGGCGTTCTGACCCTTGCGGGTGTACACACCGTCCTGCTCGTTGAACATCGTGTTGAGCTTCCAGTTGCTCAGCTGCGTCTCGGCGTTGATCAGTGCGGCGGTGTCGGCGTCCTCTTGGGACTTCTGGAAGATCTGGCCGGCAGCCCTGATTCCTACCTGAGCCAGATCGGATCCTGTGTTATCCACAGGCGTAGCCTGCACCTGAGGAGTACCAATGCCACGGCTTCGAACCTGAGGACCGCCAAGAGTTGGGACTTGAACAGCCATGTGACCTCCTTAGGTGTAGGCCTGGTTGTTGTTGAGGCGGCTGATGCCAGAGAGCGCCGCCGTGGTTCCAGCCCCGCTAGAAGAGAACAGGCCTGAGAAAAGGCCGGCACCATATGAGCCGGCAGCGCCCTGAATTGCCCCGCCAAGCAGAGAGGTGATCGGGCTTCGCTTAGCGATCTTGCTCAGCTGCTTGGCGTTAGTGAGCGCATTGCTGGCCTCGACCTGATAGCCATAGGCCTCGCGGGCTGCGTTGTTCGAGATCGTCAGGGCGTCGAGTTCGCCAAGCTGGGCGGTGTCCTGCTGGATGATGGCGTTTGAGCCTTCATTGACCAGACCGCCATTCGCAGCCTGAGCGGCGCGCTGCGTGCCGATCAGCTGCTGCGTCTGCACGCGGGCCTGGTCGGACTCAATGGCACCGCGCACCTTGGCGTCATTGGCCGCATTGTTCAGGTAGATGGCGTTCTGACGCAATGCCGAAGCTTGGGCTCTGGCCTGTTGCGCTTGTTGCTGGCCCTGAAGGAATCCGCCAGCGGCTCCTAGGGCAATCGGTATAGCTGCTGCGGCGGCTGGGAAGCACATAGTCAGTCTCTCCGGTACAGGGTGAACTTGTGGAAGGGCATGCCGTGGGGATAGGTCGGTGTGGCCTGATCTATCGAGAATCCAAGCCACTCAAGCCACCTGATAGCCGCGACATTCCTTGCGTCAACGTAGTTTGACAGGGTTGCGTGGCGCGTGAGCATGTCCTTGAGTATGGCCTTGCTGGCTTGCATGAAGCCCCTGGCATGCTTCTCAACGTCATGCGTGGTCACCATCCAAGGAACGCCGGCGCCGATGCCCTGCATGGTGTCGCCGACGATGGCGATAGGATGATCATCGGAACAGATAGACCAGCACCGCATGCTTTCCTCGAAGCCGACCGACAAGCAGGAAGCCACGCTCTCACCGAGCGCAGCCATTTCCTCTCTGTCCGCTTTCCTGGCGCCGGCCTCAACAATGGCCAAGTCGTCACGCCTTGTGGCCCTCACGGTGATCATCGCCGGCCACCCACTTCGGTAGCGGGAATAAGCGCGAGGATGGTCATTGGCAGCGGGTCTTTCTGGACCACCGTGATTTGGCCGTTGCCGCTCCAGCTGTCGGTGATGACTTGGGTCGCCTTCCCGGTGAAAGGCTGAATCGGGCCATAGTCGTCGGAATCCTGGCGAGGCTTGAATTCCCACAGCTTTTCTTCGTCATTTGATGACCCGTAGAAGCCACCTCGAGACTCAAGCAGCACCGCTGTTACCTGCTGAATTATCTTCGCCTTGTCTGACAGCGTTTCTTGGCCGCTGAGCGTTACTTCAAGGGTCTGAAGCTCCGATTCATACGTAAGGCCAACCAGTGCCACTCCGGCCGGCGTGTCGAGTTCAATGGAGCCGCCAGTAACGATCAGGTCACGGGTCACGTTGCCATCTGCGAGCACCGCAACGCGCCGTCCTTCGAGGTGAGAAAGGCCAGAAAGGGTGTTCCTGGCAAATGCCCAAGTGGTGAAAGGTACGCCACGGATTGCCTCTGGAACTTCGCCGTATGGCCTCACTGTGACGACTGAGCCGCTTGTGCGAGCAGTTATCTGCATGCGGAATGGCTCTGCATCTGGCGTGGCCAAGTATTGGATCGAGTCGCCGATATCTCCAACGGCAAAGCGCGAGCCATTGGAACTGGTCAGCGTCAGCGCTTCCGGGTATTTCCACTCGGTGCCACCAGTGAGCGTCATCGTCTCAGAGGTGGTGTTGTTGCCGTCGTACATCAATGCGCAGTCAAGGAACCATGCGTACTTGATGAGCGGAGCACCGTTGTAACGCTCTGGCTGACGATCTGCCATGCGTTCGACGTAGCGCTGGGTCACGCCATTGACTACGCGCTCAACGCACAGATAGACCGCATCAGAGCGCCCCTCGGGCACAGAGCAGATCGACATAACCTTGCCGTCAGTTTCATGCCGGTGCCAGCCGATCACCTGCTGCTCTGGAAGGTAGGTAATGGCAACCACCTTTCCATCTTCCCGGGCGCCCCAAACGATGCTGTACGGGATTTTCTGATAGTCCCAGTCGACCAGGCTGAATTCCTGCAGCATTTGCGGCGAGAGCACGCTGATGTCGCTGCCGCTGAACCCATCGGATTCAAGTTGGTAGCCGAATGCAGTGACAGTGCGACCGCGCTCCTGAGCGTAAATCGCCGTGTTGTTGAGAACCAGCGGTCGCAGCTGGCCAATGCCGTTATACGTCTGAGGATCGCCGTTGATGGTCTTTGCCGTGAACCCGCTACTCTGGCCCTGGATGATCCATTCAGCGCCGTCTGTGAACGTCATAAGCGCTCTCAGGGGCATAATGTGGTTGATCTGGTTCACCTCGTTGCTAGCGATGGTCCATGTGATCGCGTCATCGTCCTTGGTCGGGAAGGAGTAGCCGAAGTTGGTGAACACGCCCGTCCGGCTGAACCACAGTGTCTGCGGCTTGTTCGTGGTGCTCCCGTAAACAAGGCGCTGCTGGAAGTAGGTGACAGTGCGCGGGAAGTTGCCAGCGCCGATGAATGGGTCTGCACCAGTCGGCGGCGTGTCAGTCTTGGTCGGCGTAATGTTCACATCGGTGAAGCTTGGCGAGTTGGCGCGACCCACAAAGCCATAGATGCCGGCCCCGGCGTTGTCCTTGTACACGTTGTAGTAAGTGGCGCCAGTAACTGCAGGCCAGGTCACGGTGGCCTTCTGGTTGTCGCTCTTCACATTGATGGAGTTGGACGTTACCGGCAGAGACTCTTCAGGCGTCTGGCTGCCGTCATCCACCACGGCGGTAATCTGGTAGCGCCAGGCAATGAGGATGGTGGAACTGCCGCCCGCATCAGCTGTTGCAGTCGCGCTCGCCGGCGCTGCCACGGATGGAACAAGACTCACATCAGTCAGCGTCCAGTTGTCATGCGCAAAGCGCTTCAGCTTTTTCGGTTTGTGGCTTGGATGAACGATATCCATCACATCAGCCGACTGGGTGAAGTTAAGCGCGAAGATCTGGTCCCTGGTAAACGGGGTGGCAAGCTCGAATATCTGGCCAACGTTCGGACCGCTGCTGTACACCACAAGGGCGCAATTGCGATAGATCCTCATCTTCAGGTGCGTGAACTCAAGAGCATAGGTGTCGTTCACGTTGAACTTGAAGCGGATCAGGCGCGCTACTTCATTGCCGGCAGTCTGCGCAAGGAACTGCGTGCCGGGGCGGTTCTGCGCGCCACCGTACGGGCTGATGATGAAATTGATGCACTTGGCCAGGCCGGTCTGGTATGCGGCAAGATCGGTACGAGCGGCAAGCTCAGGGCCGACCTCACCTCGGGAGAATGACGGCTGGATGAGGGAAGTGGTCATTGGTGAATGGCTCCCTCATAGATCGAGGTGAACGGGCCGTCTGGCTGTCCCTCGTTGAGGCTGGCGGCGATTGCCACCTGAATCAGCTGCTCAGCAAGCTGGATCATGTCGTTGCGCGTGGAAAGGTCCTTCTTCAACGGAGCAGCGATGAACGATGCCAGGCGTGCTGCCATGGCCTCAACGAAGTACGCCGGCCAGCGCTCAGCCTCTTCCACGCGCTTTGTGTACTTGAGCACGGCATCTTCGATATCGCACAGAATGACGCGGCCATTGGCCTCGTACTGGATGTCGAACTTTGGCTTGAATTCTTCAGGCGTGGCCCGCGCATACCCTGACATGATCTCCAGTGCGTTGATGCAGTCGTTCGGGTAGCGGTAGCGGAATCCCCATCCCTCTGGCGGAGTGCCGAGATCAGCCAGGGCAACAGTCGTGGTGGCGAACTTCCATTCCACATCCTTGTACGAGAGCAGTGCATCCCGGCAGGTATCCCAAAAACGCGAGCAGGTCACGCGCTCAGGGCTTCGCTCAAGCTCATCGGCCACCGTCTCGGATGATCCGATGTTGGATAGCGCCATGTTGTACACATCGATCTTGCTGGCCATGTCTGGACCCCACAAAGAAAAAAGGCCCCCGAAGGGGCCAGGGTTGGCTGATTAAGCGTCCGGTAGATTCTTGTCTTCCGGTGGTTCTTCTTCCCCCCCGCCGTCCTTGGCCTTGGCCTCGGCGATCAGTTCTTTCAGCTTTTCGGAACCGGTGGCGTGATGTGGCTTCAGGCCCAAGGCGCGCGCTTCTTCGATCAGCGCCTTTTGATCATCGCCGTCCTTGGCACCGCTACCGCCTACCTTCTCCAGCCATTGGCCAGGCTTAACGCCAGGCTCCAGGGTGACCAGAGATTCGTCGCCACGGTCCGGGTAGACCAGACGACCACCGATGTAGTGAGGAACATGAGTGACACGATATTGCTGGCTCATGCTGCCTCCTTACACGGTGTAGTTGCGGTCATAGGCGCGCCATGCGGCCACATCAGTGGTCAGGAAGGCATCGAAGTTGCCAGCGGTCAGCGGGCCAGTGGCAACGGTGTAGCGCACGCCAAGGTAACGCTCGTAGTTGCCGGCCGGCAGCTTGATCGCGACCATGCCCAAGCCAGGGGCCATTTCAGCCAGCGCGAAGGCCTTGCTGGTGAAATGAACGGTGGACGAAGTCAGGCCCACGTTGTCATCCGATTCCAGAGTGACGGTGACTGTTGCAGCGCCAGCGGCGGTCGGCTGAACAGTGGTGGTCACGACCAGATACACATCCTGGCCGGTACCGATGTCGCGGATCGGGTTTTTGCCCGAACTGTTGCTGACCAGATCCATGACGTTGGTCGAGATAGCGGTTGCGGTGACCGCCTGGGCGTCCGAGAACTCTGCTTGCTTGTCGACGTACATAAGGGTTTCTCCTGTTGAGTGAAGCCGGGTCAGACGACCCGGGCCTCAGAGTTGAGCATTGCGTCGACGCGACGAACAGGCACTTCGCCGAACATCAGCGCTGGCTTGCCTGCAACGTTGTCGTAAGACAGGGTCGATGCGGCCACTTTGTTCACGGTCTGGCGGCGCAGGAACGAGCGGATGCGGCGCGGAACGTAGAACACCGGGGTTACGCCGTTCAGGCTGTGGATCATCTCCAGGGCCTGGGTCATCAGGTCGATGATGTCGGCGCCGGCACTGGCGTTCTTGGTCAGGTCGCTGTTGTCGATGTTGGCGATACGAACGGCGTAGCGCCAGTCATGGACAGCAATGCCGGCCTTCCACTGGTACTGATCGCCGTAAGCGCGGAAGCGGTTCATGTTGGCATCGAACGCATCAATCTCGCCCAGGTCGTTGTGGATCAGGCCAGCCTGCGAGCCTTTCGGATAGATGCCGTGGATGGTGTTCGCGCCCCAGCCGATCAGCCAGATGGACGAGTTATCGGTACCAGTGCCGCCGGCATCGATTACGTTGTCCTTGGTGGCCGCGCCGCCGACAGTGGTGGGTACGTCGTCATAGCGCGGCGAAAGGCCTACGAAGGCCTCAGGGGTGGAGCGGTCGCCGTAGATGACTTGCTGCTGCATGCGCTGGTTCATGGCTTCGAGGTGAGCCTTTGCCTGCAGAAGGCGGAACTGCGGGGTGTTTCCGTTCAGCATGGCCAGGTCTTTGTCGATCTCGGAGCGCGCTTCCAAGATGCCGCAGGCCTCATCCAGCTGTGCAGTGGTCGCCTTGCTCGGTGGAACGCCGCCGTTCAGCTTGCGCCATACAGGCTCAGGCAGGCCGGTGCGAGTGGTCACGCGGTGGCCGGTGGGCAAGTTGCCCTCGTACCAAGGCATGTCGAGCAGCATTTCGTTGTCCTGGCTCAGCAGTTCCGCTACTGCAGCGGTCTTGCCGTCCGGGTCCAGGGTCTTCGCCACATCCAACAATGTGACTTTACCGGTCAGAGTTGCCATAAATCATTCCCCTCAAGTGGTTTGTGGTTACTGCTGTTGCATGGTTGGCCAAAGCACCGCTTCAGGTGGCTTCGGACCGGTGGATCTTTCGCCACCGTGGACCATCGTGTCTTCGCTGATGCTGGACCCGATGGCGTGGATGAATTTGAAGAACTCCGGGTGAGAGCCCAGGGCCGAGTAGTTCAGCAGCTCGCGCAACTCAGGACTGGCGAACTTGGCCATGACGTTCTGCGTGGTCTTCAGCGAAGCTTCGAAGTTCTGGCCGCCGATCTCCGGCAGCTGCTTGCACAGATTGCCCCAGTCCTTGTTCAGGTTGACGATCTGCGCGTTCATGGCCTCGTGCTGCTGCTTCTGCTGCTCTGCCACCTGCTCGGCGGTGAGTTCAGCAGGCTGGCGGGCCTTGTCGATCTCCAGAAGCTTGTTCAGGACTTCCTGGGCCTTCTCCTGTGGCAGGCCGAGATCCTTGAACAGGGACTGCACCTGAGGCAGGACGGCTTCATCCAGGGTTTCGCCGTCAGGCAGGGTGAATGCCTCGTAGGCCTCTGGTGCACCGGCTGGCTTCTCCTGCTGCTGTTGCTGGCCTTCCTGCTGCTGCTCTGTGCTGGCCTGCTGTTCGCCGCCGCCAAGCATACTGGATGGCTCTGCCGATGCCTGAGCATCACCGCCAGTTGCAGCAGCTGCGCTGCCACCATCACCGCCGTCAGCACCAGCCTCATTCATGAAGAAATGGCCCAGTCGGCCATGGATGAACAGATTCATTCGTCACTCCCAGTCTGTTGTTCCTGCGCTTCACGCAGAAGGCGTTCCCGGTTTTCTTTGACCATCAGGTCGTAAAGCTCTGGTACGTAGGCGATCAGGTCGCTCATCAGCTGGAGGGCGTTACAGCGCTTGCCCTCGTTGAATGCCAGCTGGCCGTGTTCTTGGTTCGGTGCCGCCTGGTAGATGGCCACCACCTCGAACCGCTCCCAGATGACCCTGCGCGCCTGCACGGTGCTCATGATCGTCTGGTAGCCCATCTGTCGTTCCAGTTTATCCGCTTCCGCTTTGTTGCTCAAAATTTGTACACCTCGCATCAACTCGCGCCAATCATAGCAGTTAGCGCGCTGTCACCGGTTGTCGGGGTTTCGGAAAGGGTCTTGGCGCTGTCGACCATCTGTGCGGCTTGCTCGGCCATGATCTGTTGCTGCTGTGCCTGCGCCCTGGCCTGACGGATCGCGTCGACCTCATCCTGAGATCGGAGCAGGGTTGGCGGAACGCCAATGGCGGTGAAGTACTCTTCCTGCGCAACGTCAGAGTTGATCTTGTCGAAGGCGTCAGGCTGGGCCTGGGCAAGCAGAGAGGTGAACTGAATGGCGCGCTCGATGCCGCTGGCTGCCACGGCCTTCTGTGCCTGGGACAGGATGCTGACGTACTCGACCCGGAGCGGAACGCCCTGCAGCTCCTCGGGCGGCGGTGGAATCAGTGGCTCGCCCTCACGCAGGCCCATCCAGTAAGGAATGCTGGCCTCGTACATGATCGAGAAGACTTGGTCGATCAGTGGGTCGAACAGTTCATCGTTGTTGCGCTCGACCACAGGGCCAAGCATCAGCATCTTCTCCTCTTTGCGCTGGGCCACCTCGTAGGCAGTCATGGTGCCTTCGCTTTGGCTAATCAACAGGAACAGGTCCTCATAGAAGGCCTCGGAGATATCCTGCTCACACTCGGCAATCTCAGCCCGGACGTTGACCAAGGCTGCAG